TGTTTAAAATCTTCTTTTACGATAAAACAAAAAACACCAGTATCTTGTACAATCTTAATATACTTTTTACCGTTTTTGATTTTTGTTTTAGAATCCCATTGGTCAGTTTGTTCTAAACTATAACCAGTTAATTCTTTCTTACCATAATTAGTTGACATTGCAACATAATCAGCTTTTGCACCAGCCATCAAGAATTTAATTCCTTCGTCTAGTGTTTCACATTTTTGAGATACTTTTATCATAGTTATTGTCCTTTTGTTAAATTAAGATTTGATTGCTATTAAACCACCAGATATAAAAGTTATCATACCTGTTAATGCAAGAAAAAACATAGTCAATAGTGAGTTTGCGTTTTCCATACATTTACCATCACAATCACCGGCAGCGCCAGCCATCATAATAAGTCCTAATGTGATTAATATTGCAGAAATTGTTGTTTTCATAGTGTTTGTTTCCTTTCTCATTTTACTAATCCAGTATACCACAACTAAATATAGAAAGCAAGCGCTAATTTTAAAAAAATGCATAAAAAAACCCTTATTTTTCAACGATTTTTAACTTTTTTTGTTCTAGTTTTGTTCTTTTTAGTCAATTCATGCAGTTTTGCAACAAAAAATGAACGAATCGACTGCTCATTTAACCCCGATTACGAAAAAATCGGCGAATCAGCAATGGATTCTATGGATGACATGAAAAGAATCAATTTACAACAACTAAAAGCTGCTTGTAATTTTTAATAAATAGTAGAAAAAGGTAAAAAAATGGAATATTGCAATAATTGTGGGCATGAGTGTCATTGTGGCAGTCCTTGTATGAAAGAACATACAGACGGCGACGGAAAAAAGATACAAATTGAGTGTTGTAAACAATGTAGATGTGAAACGCCAACTAACAAGTAGGATTTTATGAAAAAAATGAGATTATTTAAGTTTTGGAACGAAGCAGGTGATGAAAAAGAAAAAGAAGCAATGAGTTTAAAGAAGGCTATCATGTCCGTACAAGGCGATTTTAAAGACAGAATGATAAGTGTAGAATATATCAGTAAAAAAGGTAAAGAAATGTGCCATGGTGTATTAATACCCATTGGTAGAAAGATTAAACAAGCGTTAATTCAAGAAAGAAGAAGAGAGGCTTTAAAAGCTAAGAATGCCAGCCGTTAGTAGAAAAGGTGATAGTTTATCTACTGGTCATATTTGTACCAGTACGACAACTTTAGATACACCAACACAAGGTACAGTATTTGCAAATAGTATTTTGGTTGCAAGAATTGGCGACCCTACTGTTCCACACCCAAATCCTCCAGCACCACCTTGTCCAGACCATGTAGCAAATGTAAATGCAGGTTCGCCAAATGTGTTTGCTGTTGGTATTGCAGTTGCAAGAATAGGCGATAGTGCAGACGCTGGTGCTATGACTAGTGGTTCTGGTAATGTTTTTGCAAACGGTTAGAAAAAGTATATAAATATTACCGTTATGGCAATATACGACTCACAAACACAAAACAAGAGCACAAGAAATTCACGAAGATTTAGGGATATTGACCTAGACTTTACTAGAAATGCAGTTACTAATGATGTTAATGTGGTTGAAGATGTTATAGCAGTAAAAAGGTCAGTTAAGAATTTAATACAAACTAACTTTTATGAAAGACCTTTTAATCCAGAATTAGGTTGTGGTGTTAGAGAGTTATTATTTGAAAACTTTACACCAATGACTAAAGTTTTTTTAGAAAGAAAAATAGAAGAGGTCATAGTTAACTATGAGCCTAGAGTAGAATTACAAAATGTTGCTGTTGATGATGACCAAGATAAAAATAGATTAGTTGTTGACATTTATTTTTATGTAGTAGGTGTACCAGGTCCACAAGTAGTGCAAACATTTTTACAGAGGGTAAGATAATAAATGTCCAATAAACTAGTAGTTTCAGATTACGATTTTGACGCAATCAAACTAAACTTAAAATCATTTTTACAAGGTCAAACATCTTTTCAAGATTATGATTTTGAAGGTAGTTCTTTAAATATTCTTTTAGATATTTTATCTTACAATACACATTATCTTGCTTACTTAGCAAACATGTCAACAAATGAATTATATCTTGATAGTGCAGATATAAGAAATAATATTGTATCATTAGCAAAGATGATTGGTTATACACCATCATCACCAAGAGCGCCAATGGCCTCTATTGATGTTACATTAAACAATGCAACAGGCACAAGTGTTACAATGTCAAAAGGTACCGTGTTTACAACAACAGTTGAAAATACATCTTATCAATATGTAACAAATTCAGATGTTACAATTACACCTAGTTCAGGTGTTTACAAATTTTCTAGTGTGCCAATTTATGAAGGCTCATTAGTTACTTTTAAATATACGGTTGATATTAATGATGTAGACCAAAAATTTATTATACCAAGTGCAAACGCAGATACATCAACTCTATTAGTGAAAATACAAAATAGTTCTACTGATACTACAACAAATACATATTCATTAGCAGGTGGTTATAATGGTGTTGACGCAAGTTCAAAAGTTTATTTTATACAAGAAGGACAAGACGGCAAATATGAAGTTTACTTTGGCGACGGTGTAAATGGCAAATCATTAGCAGATGGTAATATTGTTATATTAGAATACATTGTAACTAATAAAGATGTTTCTAATAGTGCAAGTTCATTTACTTTATCAGGTAACATAGGTGGTTTTTCAGATGTTACTATTACAACTATTTCAAGTTCACAAGGTGGTTCAGAATCAGAAACAAATGAATCAATTAAACACAATGCACCATTGCAATATGCGGCTCAAGATAGAGCTGTTACTACAACTGATTATGAAACACTTGTACAATCAATTTATCCTAATGCATTATCAGTAAGTGCATGGGGTGGTGAAGATGATGAAACACCAAGATATGGTATTGTAAAAATAGGTGTTAAGGCAGCTTCAGGTTCTACATTAACAGAAACTACAAAAGCAGATATTGTAAATAAATTAAAACCTTATAATGTGGCTTCAGTATCGCCACAAATTGTTGACCCGGAAACAACTTCAGTTTTATTAACATCTACTGTAAAATATGATTCTAAATCAACAACTAAATCAAGTGATACTTTAAAATCAGAAATTACAACAACGGTTACAAATTACAATACAAATACATTGCAAAAATTTGACGCAGTTTATAGACACTCAAAATTAACAGGTATAATTGATGATGTTGATACAAGTATATTATCAAATATTACTACAATTAAAATAAGAAAAAACTTTACACCAACTTTAGCGTCTTCTACAAAATATGATATTTACTTTAGAAACTCTTTATTTAATCCACATTCTGGCCATAACAAATCAGCAGGTGGTATTTTAAGTTCAACAGGTTTCAAAGTAACAGGAAGTGATTTAGAACAATTTTTAGATGATGACGGTAACGGTAATGTTAGAAGATATTATCTATCTTCAGGTATTAGAACATACTCAAATGAAACACAAGGCACAATAGATTATAACACAGGACAAATTACTCTTAACTCTTTAAATGTTGCTTCTATTTCAAATATTAGAGGTGCAACTTCAACGGTTATAGAAATGACGGTAACACCAAACTCTAATGATGTTGTTCCTGTCAGAGACCAAATTGTAGAGATAGATATTGCAAACTCAACTATTAATGTTACAGCAGATTCATTTGTGGGAGGTTCCGCTGACGCTGGTGTAGGTTATACAACAACATCAAGTTATTAATGAACAATGGCAAAATTTAATGATAAAATTTCAACGATACTTAACAGCCAACTACCAGAATTCGTTGTTGCTGACCACCCTAAATTTGCCGAATTTCTAAAAGTATATTATCAATTATTAGAATCAGCAGAATTATCAATTGATACCATTGAAGGCACAGATGGTATTTTACTTCAATCAGAAACAGGTCAAACTGCCAATTTAGTTTTAAACTCTAGTCGTAAAGATACTGCTAGAACATTACTAGACGCTGGCGATAAAATTCTTTTAGAAGAATCTACTTATGGTAAATTTACTAGAGGTGAAACTGTAACAGGTCAAACTTCGAAAGCAACTGCTGTTGTTTTAGTAGAAGATATAAAAAACAATAGATTAATTATAACAGCACAAGATAAATTTAATGATAATGAAATTATAATAGGTTCTAGTTCAGGTGCTCAAGCAAATGTAACAAACTATAAACCTAATCCAGTTAATAATATTGTTGACTTGGTAAACTTTAGGGACCCCGATA